TGGGCCAGCCGGTTCATGTGTTCCTGATAGGCGGCCTCGCGCAGCGCATCGTAATCGACGCCCATTTGGTTAAGCTGCTCGCGGAAATTGGCGTATTGCTCCAACTCTTGCGCGTAGCGGGCGTTCTCGTCGGCCACCGCGCCGATGTCGGCGTAAGCGACGCCAGTGCCGGGGTCGATGCCTGGCAGGCCAGCGACCGCACCAGCGGCGCTTGCCGCCATTTCGGCCATGCGGGCATTGTAAGCCTCTTGGCTGATAGCGCCCTCGGCCAGCAGCGCATTGAGCGCCGCGATCGTCTGGCGATAATCGTCGAGCGGCCCGGCGATACTCTCGAGTATCGACTGCTGGCGTTCCAAGGCGTCCGATTGCCTGATGCCGTTTTCAATCATCGCTTCTTCGACCGATGTCAGATCGCGGCCCAGAATGGCCGACTCCTGCAATTTCGCGTTGAGGATGTCCCGATCAATGCCGGTCTTGCCCTGAAGGGCCTGCAGGCGCTCAAGCGGGCGCACGTAGGCGTCCTCGAAAGCCCGGGCGGTCTCCCGGGCGTCGGCGTCGGTCAAGGCGGTCTTGATCGTCAGCTTCTCGGCCTCGGTGGCCGCCCGATTGAAGCGGCGTTCGAAATCGGCGAAGGATTCGTCGATGTCGGCCTGCAATTGATCGCGGCGATTGTTCGGCAAGCCGCGCGAGGCCGCCCGGGCGACGACCGCCCCCACGAAATCGGAGGCGCGTTCTTCTAGCCGCTGCGCCTGATTGGCCTCGGTCTGGAATTGCGACTCAGTGCTGGCGTTCGTCGCCCTGCCCACGATGGTGCCCGGGGCCTCAAGGTGCATGTGGTCGCGGTGCTGATTCTGGCCAGCGGGGATGCGCCGGGTCGGCCCATCGCCGTTCGCCTCATAGACCCATCCGTTCCACAGCACCCGATAGCCGCGCGACTGATAGCGCCGGGCCGCTGAATCGAATTGGGCTTTGAGTTCGGGCACATTGGCTTCGACCACCCCGGTGCCCGAGTTGATGTCGATGGCGTATTTTCCATGGGACTTGTTGCCCATCCCGGGGTGATTGCCCCGGACGCCGCCGAATTGCTCATTCTCGCCGACGCGGAAGCCCGCCCGTTGGAATTCCCGGCCAGCGATCCCGATGGCCTGCTCGCGCGATTTGAACAGGGAGACGCCATCGCTGACGCCCTTGTTGAGCCGTTCCTGTGCCTGCGCGGCGTCGAGGGCCTTCTTGCGCCGCTGCTCAAGCGCGACGATTTCCTTGGTGAGCGTGACCTCTGAATAGTTGGTCGAGGCAATCGACGTTTCGATCAGCTTCTTGCGCAGATCGTCATATTGCGCGTTGATGCGGGCAATCGGGTCGATTGCGCGCTCCGCGATATTGACGGCGAATTGAGCGTCGGCCCGGCGCTTGGCCTCGGTCGCGGTCGCGATGGTGCCGCCGAGCCCTTTGTATTGCTTTTCCAGTTCGGCCAATCGGCTTCGCTCGGCGACCGCTGCGGCGATAGCCGTGCTGCGCGTAGCGGTATCGGCGGCCCCGCCAGCCGTTTCCTCCAAGCGACGCAAATTCTCGCGCGAGCGCCTGATGTCCTCTTGCAGGCGGGCCTTCTGGGCGATGGCGTTGTCCAGATTGTTCTGCGCCTCGCTCATTTCGGCGATCAGGGCGTCGCGCCGGGTCTGAAGGTTTTCCTTCAGTTCCTTGTTCTGCTCGCGGATCGCCGCCGTCACGCCTTCGACCGTGCTCATAAACGCCCGCTTGGCCTGCGCGTCGATGTCGGTCGCCCGGGCGTCCTCCTTCAGCTTTTCGATGGCATCGCCCAAGGCGTCGTTGCTTTCGAACAGCTTGCCGATGAACGGGGCAAGCAGGATCGTCGCGGTCGATAGCGCGATACCCCATGGGCCGCCGAGGAAACCGGCGACGCGCCCGAGCATCGATTTGCTATCGCCGCCCATCAGCATGAGGGCTTGGCTGATCTGGCCGATCTGGGACGAGAAGATCTGGGCGGGCTTTGCGCCGAGCGAATACATCGTCGCCACGTCGCCGATCTGGTAGCCCATCTGTTGCATACCGGCGCGTGCCTGGCCGGTAATAACGGTCCCGTTCTTGGTGGCCTGATTGACCATATTCTGCGCGCGGGCGTATTGCTCCTGACTGATCTTGCCCGCGTCCAGAAGCATCTTTGCTTCTTTCATCAGCGCATTGAGCCGCATCTGTTCGGCGGCCTCGGCATCGGTCGCGGCCAGCACCCGGCGCAGGGCGGCCTCCATCTGGTTTTGCGAGGCGGCGTTCTGCTTGGCCGAATTGCTCTGCTGATCGGTGCTGCTCTTGGCCTTGCTAGCGCTGGCCGCCATGCGATCAAGGGCCTGCGCGGTCGTCTCGTTGGCGCGGGCCATATTGGCCGAGGCGCCCGAGAGATTGTTGATCGACTTGTCCAGCTGTTCAAGCCGGGCGACCAGCCCGCCGATCGTTCGGTCGAATTTGGCCTGATCGAACGACCGATTGAGCGCCTGTTCGGTCGCGCGGGCCTCCTGCTGGACGCCGCGAAGGTCTTGCTTGACCTTATTGCTGCCCGCGCTGGTCTGCGGGTCGATCTTCGCTACTATCCGATATTCCGCCACCGCCGCTTTTCCCTGAATTCAGGTTCTCGATCTGCCAGCGGCGTTCGGCTTGGTCCATCTTCCGGATGACAGTCCAGAACGCCTCCGCGACATCGGGCGCGAGGCCCTTGCGGTCAGCGTATGCCATAGCTTTATCCCATGGGATAGGACCATCAGGCGGGCGGCAAGTCGCCAGATCGCGGAATCCGTCGTAGAAAAAGGGCGCGCCGGGCGGCTCCGATGGCTCGTCAAGATACCATTGCGGAAGCGGCCGGCGCTTCTTCCTTGCCGATTTTACGCTGTAGCCGTCTCGGTCGAATCGGAGAACCCACTCGAGTCTGGCGGCGAGCCGTTTCCCAAATTTTCCGCATCGCCGACGATCCGGCGCACATCGGCGAGGCCATCCTTCGGCACGAAATTATAGGTGTTGCCGACGAAATTGCGGCACGGTTCGAACATATAGTTCGGCAAGGCGCGCAAGAACGACAGGCATTCGTCGGCGCTGAATGGGTGGGTCTTGCCCTTTTCGTCCTTGGGCGGATTGCCCCATCCCTTGGCGCATGTCCGGGCCATCAGTTCGCGGTCGATTTCGCGTTCCTCGTCCAGCCGGGCGCTGCTTAGGATTTTCTCGCGGCGCTTCGCCTTGGTGTTAGCCTGATCGGCCTCGGCGCGCTCGACAGCGATCCGGACGCGCTCGTTGAGATAATCGGGGTTTGAGTCGGTCATCGGGGCGAAGATGATTGAGGGCTCGCCGGGGATGTCCTCGAAAATATATTCGGCGGTCGTCTGCTCATTAACGTCCAGCTTCTTGAGGTGGGAATAGTCGGCCACAGGGGTTCCTCCATTGATCAGGGCCGGGACTATCTATTCCCCCGATGCCGCTCTGTCCAACGCTTGCGCCTGCGGGCAAAAGAAAAGGGGCGGGGCACTAGGCCCCACCCCCTCTTGATCATCGATCAGCCTGGCGATCAGGCGCAGCCGACATCCGGCAGGACCGGGAAGAAGCTGATGCCGAGCGTAAAGCCCGCCGCGCCTTCTTCGTGCGCCATGAAGGTCGTATTGAGCAGCACCGATTGATTTTCGGGCATCTCGCGACCGCCACCGCCAAGCGTGCCGGTCGGCAGATCGAAAGCCGCGCCGCCATCGCCATTCCGGATAATCCAATCAAGGCCGACGGTGCGATTGCACCGGATGCGTTCGATCATATCCGGATTGGTGAAAAGGATCTGGGTTTCGACATCGACCTCGATGTCGCCGATATTGAGATATTTCGGGCCCAGCTTGGCGATGACCTTCTCGCCCGCGACATTATTGGTCAGCGTGAACGTGGCCGATTTGAAATCGGTCGTCAGGCCTTCCTCGTCGATGTCCTGCGCGCGCAGGCGGGCAATATCGCTGGCGCTGCCGAACGATTCAGTCTGGCCGCCCGATTTGGCGTCCTCGGCGTTCTCTGCCCGGACAATCGACGGGTTGGTCGTATCGGTGCCGACAAAGCCGAGCGTCATCGTCGCCTTGCCCGAGAGCGGGATGCTGATCGAAAGCGCGTCGGCATAGTTGCCGAGGCTATACTCGTAGCCGGTCGCGCCACCCGCCATAAGGTTCGGGCTCGCCAGTTCGAATTGCGTCGAATGCTCGACCCAATCGGCAGCGCCCACCGGCACGTTGCGGACGAACTGGCCGAACAGGATGTCGATGCGCAGGCCGGTGCCGCCGCTATTGTCGTCCGTGCCATCATCGGCGACGAACGGCTGATCGCGCTTTGCCAGCGTGATCTTATTCTGTTCGATCAGGATCGCCCGGGCAAAGCCGGTATTTTCTTCCTCGAAGAACTGGTTGGCCAGATCGACGCCGCCGATGTGGATGACCTGATAGGGCGCAATGCCAAGCGTGGTGAAATCCAACGCCGTGCTGATCAGATTGCCGTCAGCATCGATTTCGATGTCGCCAGCCGCGCCACGGACGCCCGCGACCGCGATTTCGGCATAGTTGCCAGCCGCGACCGTCTCGGCGGTAAGCCCCGCGATCGTCAATTCGGTCTCGGTGGCCCCCGGGTCGTCGGAAAGCACCTTCAGGCCATTGTTGGCCTCATTGAGAAACCCGCTGGCGTAGATCAGCGTAGTCGCACCCGAGCCCGCGCCATTATAGACGAGGCGACCAGCCTCGGCGGCGCTCAAGGCCGGGATGGTATAGCCGGTGCCGGTGACGCCGCTGACGAGAAAAGCGTCGGCGCCGACCGCATTGCTGAAAAGAAACGCCTCGGCAAACCAGCGAAGGTGAGCAAGCGTCAGATCGGCCTCGAATTCGACCGCCGAGTCCAGATCGGTGACGACGCCCTTGCGACGGGCTCGGGCTCGGCTGATGGGCGAGCGCGCCTCCTTGCTGATCGTGGTGCCCCAACTGGTGATGTTGTTCGGCTCGGTCTCGAACCATTGCGGTTCGACCGGCAGAGTGCCTAGCGACGCCTCGCGCGCAAAGGAAAGTGTCGTTCCGTTCGTAATTACGCGGCCCATGGTCGCCTCCTGTTAGTTAAGTTCCTCATACTCGAATCGGCCCTCGACTGTCACGCCCCACCAGCGGCCCTTATCAATATCCGATTCCTCGCCGGGCTCTACCTCGGCAAATCGGATGTCATGGGACGCCAGCAGGCGACAGTTTTCGAAGATCTTGGCGGCACGCTCGGCCAGATCGGCCAGATCGCCGGAACCGCGCCCCGGGGGCTCGCGCAGATCGATGATCAGCAAGCCCACGCGGTCCATTTTGCGATTACCGCGGCTCCCCATCGTCCCGGAGCCGCCGGGCAATCTGATCGCCTTGACGGCTACCCATTGGGCGTCCGGCGGATCGAATTTCTCATTGTCGAGCGTGAACGCTGTCAGCGGGCCGGGCTCGGGCCCGTCGCTGACCCATTGGTCGGCGAACCGCTGGTAGAGCGTTTCCTTGACCTCGCGCCACACACTCATCGTTTCGGCCTCGGCTTATTGGCGCGGGCAGCAGCGGCCCTGCGCATGCGCGTGCCGAATGAGGCCGCGCGGCTGTAGGTTTCCCGGATGGCCTTCTCGATTGCGATCTGGACAAAGCCCCGGGGCGATTGCGGCGAGTGGCCGCGATTAAGCGCGCCGATATAGGCGACGTTGTTGGTCGAGAAGATCGGCCCGTCCTTGAGCCGCCAAGCCAGCACCTCATTCTCGCCAGCCGCCGCCAGCTTGGCCCGGGCGGCGACCTCGGCGGGCGTGGGGCCCTCGCGCGGGTCGGCGGGCTCGCCGGATATGACATTAGGCTCACCGACGCTCGGCAACCAGTTGGCCGACGCCCACCCGGTATCGATTGGCGTGCCAAGCGGCGGATTGCTTCGCAGATTGGCGTTCAAATTCAGACCGAGGGCGATGATTTCGCCCTCGGTATATTTCTCCAGATCGGTGACAATGAGATCGATCTGGTCGGCCATGATCAGCCGATGACTTCGGTATCGGGTGCCTGGCCGCTATCGGGG